TGGGGAAGTGATCCCGGTTATAGATGGCATTCTGGACATAGGCGGCAAGGTGATCGACAAGATCTGGCCTGATCCCGCCGAAGCAGCAAAAGCCAAGGCCCAGCTGATCGAAATGCAGCAGCGCGGCGAGTTCAAAGAGCTCGAAACCCGGATGAACGCCATTGTCACCGAGGCCAAGAGTCAGGATGGATGGACAAGCCGGGCCCGCCCCTCGTTCCTGTACGTAATGTACACCCTGATCCTCGCCGCCATCCCGATGGGGATCCTGCACGCATTCAATCCGGAGCTGGCCACTTCCGTCGCCTCAGGCATGAACGCCTGGTTGGCGGCCCTTCCCGAAGAGCTCTGGTGGTTGTTCGGTGCCGGGTACCTGGGGTACTCCACTGCACGCAGTGCCGACAAGCGCGGCCTGCTCAAGAGTATGGGCAAGTAAGCATGCCAAAGCTGAAGTCATCAAAGCAGGAGGCGTTTGCTCAGCACTACGTCCTCACGGGCAACGCGTCTGAGGCTTACCGCAAGGCGTACAACACCAGGACCAAGAACGACGCCACGATCTACCAGAGCGCTTCCAAGCTGCTGCGTGACCCTAAGGTTTCCCCAAGGGTAGAGGAGCTCCAGCAAGCCGCCTCAGAGCGCGCAGAAAAGAAGTTCGGCGTTGACGCCGACTGGATGCTTCGCCGGCTGAAAGAAATCGACGAGATGGACGTGGCGGACATTATGGATGACGCCGGCAATATCCTGCCAGTCAGTCAGTGGCCGAAGGTCTGGCGCACCAGTATCAGCGCTCTGGATATGCACGAGCTGCAGGGCAGCGGTGATGCAATGACGATTATCCGAAAGCTGAAGCTGCCAGACAAAACCAAGAACCTTGAAATGCTGGGCCGTCACGTTAAGGTCCAGGCGTTCAAGGACAAGGTTGAGCACGAGCATACCGGCAACTTCAGCATCAAGGAGCTTTTGCAGCAAGCGAAAGAAGGTAAGTAATGCGCCCGGCTTCACTGGTCAGGCTGGGAGACGCTTACCTGAAAGCCTGGGAGCGGGACGAGCTCACCGAGCCCGAGCACATTCTGGAAGCCCTCGACAACAAGTGGTTCCGGATCAATGCGCTGTACTTCATCAAGGACAAGGATGGCCGAAAGGTTCGGTTCACGGCCAACCAGGCGCAGCGAGAGCGCTTCGTTAACGGCCATACGCGCAACCTGATCCTTAAAGCTCGCCAGCTTGGGTTCACAACATTCGAAATGATCGACGGCCTGGACGACTGTTTGTTCACTGAGAACTTCAGCGTTGGCTGTATCTGTCACAAGCTGGATGACGCCCAGGACATATTCCAGAACAAGATCACCTTTGCCTACGAAAACATATCCGAGGCCTGGAAGACGTTATTCAAAACGCTGGGCTTTGATCTGCCGGTACCGAGGCGGGACAAGTCGGGCTCTGGTGCCTACGAGTTCACCAACGGTTCACGGATCAAGGTCTCCACCGGCTACCGGGGCGGAACGCTTCAGCGCTTACATGTGTCGGAATTCGGAAAGATCTGCCGGGAGTATCCGAAAAAGGCACGGGAGATCGTCACCGGCGCGTTCGAGGCGGTAGGCATTGGCAACCAGATTACGCTGGAGTCCACAGCCGAAGGTCAGGAAGGCTACTTCTACGACTACGCCCAGGCAGCCGAGCAGCTGCAGGAGATGGGGCGAAAGCCTACGACGCTGGATTTCCAGTTCCACTTTTTCCCGTGGTGGCAGGATCCAAGCTACACCATGGACGCCGACGACGTAGTGATACCGCAGCGGTTCCGGGAGTACTTCGAGCGACTGGAGCACAAGCACGGCATCAAAACGACCGCCGGGCAGCAAGCTTGGTACGTCAAGAAGGCCGAGCAGCTGCAGGACGACATGGGGCGGGAGTATCCGTCCTATCCGGCCGAGGCCTTCGAGCAGGCGATTGAGGGCGCGTACTACGCCACCCAGATGACCAACCTGCGCAAGCAAGGGCGGTTAACGTCCGAGGTTCAGGTTAACCCAAGCTTGCCCGTATTCACCGGCTGGGATCTGGGCATGGACGACACCATGGCTATCTGGTTTGCCCAGGTCGTGGGCCGGGAGGTTCACCTGGTGGACTACCTGGAAGACAACGGCGAGGGCATCGAGTACTACGCCGACCTGCTCAACAAGAAGGGCTACCGCTACGGCGGTCACTACGGGCCGCACGATCTGGCGGTCCGGGAACTTGGCACCGGCCTTTCCCGAGCCGATGTGGCGAAGCAGTACGGCATACGGTTCGAGACAGTGCCCAGGATCTCCAATCACCAGGAAGGCATTCAGGCGGTGCGCCAGTTCCTGCCGATGTGCTGGATTAACGAGGAAGACTGTCACGATGGCGTCAAATGCCTGGACAGCTTTCGCAAGGAGTGGGACGACAAGCGAGGCCGGTACAAAGACACTCCGCGCCACGACTGGGCATCTCACGGGGCCAAGGCGCTAGAGACGCTGGCCCGCGCCAGTCTGTTTTCACGAGTTCAACACGGATCCACACCGAAGCCCGCCGCACGACAGGGCCGGGGCAAGTGGGCCGCACACACTTAACAGGGGTTTGGATGGCTATTCTGGAATCTGACAAGTCGGTCGACATGACGCAGCGGGAAGTTGCTGTGGTTGTCGCCCAGGCCATTTCCCGTGCTGGCCTGCCACAGCCAAACGGCCGGTTCCGTAACGACGTGGACCATATCCAGATCGACCCGGTCATTATCGAGCGCCGGGTAACCAGCCGTGAGGCCGGTGTACGACTTCAATTTATGGCCGCCAACGAGCTTGGGGTGACGCTGAACATCAACCTTCGTGAGTTTTCCGAGGACCCGAAGGGCTACCTGACCAACTTGCTTGAGCACCTGAACCCAATGCTCCGAAACAGCCTGAAGATGCGCAAGCGCAAAGAGATCATCAATCAGGCCATGTACGAAATTATGACCGAAGAGGCCGCCGCGAATGGCTAGTTTGGGATTGCTCCAGTACCGCTCAGCCGGCGATATGATGCGCGAAGAACAGGCGCAGCAGCTGGCCGACGAGGAAACACGACGCCAACAACTGGTTGAAAGTTCGCTCGGGGCGCATATCCGCCGGTGCTGGGAAGAGGCCAAGATGGCAAAACAGGAAGTCGAACAGCGGCTTCTGAACTGCCTGCGTCGCAGAAAGGGGGTTTACGACCCTGAAAAGCTTGCCGCAATCCGGCAAGAGGGCGGCAGCGCCATTTACATGATGCTCACCAACACAAAGTGCCGGGCAGCAGCGGCCTGGATTCGTGACATTCTGATGCCAGCCAATGAAAAGCCGTGGGGGCTGGACCCGACTCCGATTGCCCAGGTGCCACCTGAATACCTGATGCCGGTGTTCCAGCAGTTTATGCAGGAGTTCCAGCAGAAGCAGGCGATTGCCGCCCAGCAGGCGCAACAGCAAGGCCAGCAGCTCCCGCCGATAGACCCGGCGACGGTGATGAAAAAGGCCGAAGAGCATATTCGCCACGCAGCACAAGAGCGCGCCGAAGAGGCAGCAGACCGACACGAAGAGCTTATCGCTGACCAGCTGGCAGAAGGGAAGTGGGACGAAGCATTCGAAGCGTTCATCGACGACTTCGCAACCTACCCGGCGGCATTTATCCGTGGCCACAGCCTTCGCAGGGTGTCTGCACTGTCTTGGCAGGAAGGCTGGAGACCGATAAAGACCACCGAAATCCGGCCAGAGTGGTACCAGGTCAGCCCGTTCGACATGTATCCCAGTCCGGACGCCACCAGTATTGACGATGGCGCCTACATCATCGAGCGGGATCGCTTCACCCGTGGCGGCCTGCAGAAGCTCATTGGCGTGCCGTCCTACAGCAAGGAAGCAATCGAGCGCGTTCTTGAGGAACACGGCCAAAGCGGGCTTCGGGACTGGCTGTGGACAGACGGCGAACGCGCCAACCTGGAAGGCCGGGGCCATGAATGGCTGACCAAGGGCCAAACCATCGACGCACTGGTGTATTGCGGTGGTGCCCAGGGCACGCAGTTACTGCAGTGGGGCGTGAATCCGGACGACATTGAGGACCCGCTGGCGGAGTACGAAGTTGAAGCCACGCTGATCGGCCAGCACGTTATCCGCGTGAAGATCAACCGCGACCCTCTTGAGCGCCGGCCGTACCACAAGGCCAGCTTCCAGCCCGTGCCGGGTTCCTTCTGGGGTATCGGCATCCCGGAGCTAATGGCCGACATTCAGGACATGTGCAACGCAACCGCGCGCTCCCTTGCCAATAACCTGGCGATTTCCTCCGGTCCTCAGGTGGAAGTGTACGAGGATCGACTGGACCCCAGCGAAGACCCGACCGACATATACCCGTGGAAAGTCTGGCGA